AGTTTTCGTCGATAAATTCCCGCAATTGTAACAGTGCATCATCTAACGGGATTTCATCGGTCATAATGGCAGATTGCGCTTCGCGTGATTGCTTAAGCCACCATTTAATGGTGTCCCGATCAATGACCCCGCCAGCAGTTTCCAGATCGATAGTCTTACTAAATTCCGGTCCCATATCTCCGGTTTGCGGATCGAAAAATATTGCACCTATTGAGATGATCGGGGCATCAGGATTTTTTCCCATGGTTTCAAGGTCGATCATTAGATGGTCACACGTCCTGCTGGTGGATGTGATTTCTTGATGACCGTTCACCTTAATTGAGTGATCTGCCGTCTCGCCAGTTTCATTATCGCTATCGTGATGCTGATTGCCGCCAGTGTTCTCCTTGTGTGGATGTTCAGCGCCTTCCATTTCCTCCGGATCATCTTCCTGAACTTCAGGCTGATACTCTTCATCGAATGTTTCCTGGTATGTTGCGTCGCCCATTACCGCGCCACAATCAGGGCAGTTGCCGCCGCCGGTCTGACCGCAGGCGGTGCAGACTTTTTCCACTTCCTGTTGCGCCACTGATTCAGGCTGTTTCGTTTCTGGCTCGTTTTGTAACGCATTTGGGCTGTTTTGTTCCGCTTTCTGGTCGTTCTGTTCCGTTTCTTGCTGGTTCTGGTTCACAGAATCGCGGGTCTGGTTCCCCTTAACCCATTTCGGATCATTCGGGTCGCTAATCCCTTCAACAAATTCACCACGTGATACTGCAAGCAGTTCATCGGCGTCAGGCTGGCTGATATTGGCTGCCTGCATAATTTTGTTTACTTCGTCAGCGGTAACTTTTACCGGCTCTGGTTGTGCGGTCGTGTCAGATGCACCAGTATTTTGTTGTGAACCTGAGTATGTACCGTTTTTACGTGCGAAGTATTCCTCTTTTGTGATTTCCGTAGCTCCCAGGGCCAGTGCTTTTTCCAGACCAGAAAGTTTGTTTGCGCGACCGTATTTTTCGCCGTCCTTATCGGTGAAAAGGAAGTAGAACGGTCCCTCACGCTCTACAGATGGTTCGTCTTCCACTTCGCATTCGGTTTTTTCGTTGTCCGGCATTGCCGTTTCCACTGCATCAGTTTCTGGTACTGGTGACGGGAGAGTACCAGCTGTGCCCTGATTTGTTCCTTCGTCATCTTCAAACACGCCCTTGGTAGTCAGGTATTCAGTGATGTATTTGTTCAGTGCTACGGGATCTTTGTGAATGTCGATCGGACGTTCACGGACAAGGCCAAAAATAGTCTGGCGGTCGTAGCGAAGGGCATCAGGCTGTTTGCGCATTGATGCCGAGATACGCTTCCAGTCTTCGCGGTCGTTGTCGATAACTTCATTTTTTGCCCAGCGATGGATGCTGCCGTCAATGTTTCCGGCATCCACATCATCAGGCCAGAGAGCGTAGGCCAGTTCGTCATCCAGTGTTTTCCATGTCTGCTTGTATTCGCGATGAATGGCAGCAATGACCGGGCTGATTTTTCCTGTTGAATTTTCACTGTGCTGTTGATTGGTTCTGGCGCGGGCGAGATCAACAACAGACGTGTATTTTCCGGTTTCCTTGCGTTCACCTTCGCGACGTTTTTTCCAGATGCGCATCTCTGCCTGAATTTCGGGCCATTTGGCACCAGGCTTACATTTATGCTTAACCCACCCGATGGCATGCAGCTTAAGCTCCGGATACATGGCGTTAACTTCTGGCATTTTCATCAACGCTTCAACGATATGTCCGTCGAATGTTGCCATGTCTTCCTGCAACAATTCCTGTGCGCTAATAACCATATCAACGGTGATGTTTTCACATGTGTCGAACTTAACCATGACAGCGTTCTGTACTTCAGGGGCCAGCTTGTCAAAAGTGACGTTCATCGGATCGGATTCAGTCTCAACCGGGACAAAGGAAGCAGACTCCTCATCCCAGCGGTTTTCCTGCATATATTCAGCATCCCAGGAATCGAGGGCAGGGCGGGGTATACCGGGTTTATCCTCGCAGACAAGAAATTTATAAGCGCAGTCCTGAGCAGCCGGATAATGTTCCAGGAATTGCCAGTGAAATTTTGCGCGGGCGCGACGTTCATCACCGGCTTCAATGGCAGTGGCTACAGCGACGGCACCTTCTTCCTTTATTGCCTGTTCGTCCGGAATGGCGGCGCAAATAAAGACTTTACTCATTTTGTTTTACCTCATTACAGATTTAAGGGTGAACAAATCCCTGCCATTGCTGGCATATAAGAATGAAACCGGATATTTATTACGGAACTGTTTTAAAGACCTGCCGGGATTTCGTTATTATCCTGGTGAATAACTTTATCGACCGGATAACAGTTGCCTGGAATTTTCTGTTCGGTTGCTGCTGCCATACATTCCTGCATTGTTCTGTGAACACTGACTGCAATATCAACTGGCTCTCCGGAAACAAGAAAAACCGTCAGAATAAGTGCAAATACTGGATTCATTGTGCACATCCTTTTGGCATCAAACGTAAACGGGCCAGCATTGAAACAATGCATACTTTATTTAATAACTCCCGTTCGTGTTTTCTTTTGTTAATGGCATCTTCAGTAAATACAGGATTACTGATAGTGACACCAATTTCAAAACAACCTTCAGACGTATTAACGTTTGGTAATAACGTTTTCATTATCGCGCCCTCAACAATGAGTTTTGTGATGCGGTGCCTGGTGCCTCCAGGTGACGTTAACCAGTTAACAATTAACGCCGGATACAGAGAATCCACCCATAACACTGTTTTTGGTTTTAACTGTTCCGCGTGCGCTTAGCCGCATTCACCGCATCACAAAATTCACTTTAAAAAGGGCGGCAGAGCAGTCACGGAGTAAAACTGATACCGCCAAACGTCACCAGAAAATTGATAACAGAGGGCGTTGCAGCGGGGTTGTCACTTAAGCGTATGGTCAACCTGACAACCCGGTGTCCTCAACGGGGAAGGAATAACCCCGCCATACTTACCGCCGCGCCATTTCGCGTAGTGCCACAACCGGAAGCGCACGGTCGACGAAAATTTAACGACAGGCTATCTATGAACCAGCTACCTCGCCGTGCGCTTTCGCGTTATGGTCTGACTTTTCATGGAAATATCCTTTCAGTAAACTGTCAGTGCCGGATGCTCACCCGTGTCCGGCGCACGCACTCCACCTCACCCGTGGAGAACTCCTTAATTACCAACCTTAGCTTCGTTGGTTAGCTATTAACGCTGGTATGTAATCATTCTGGCAATGCTTAATGCCGCTGCTTTTTCCAGCCTGGTGATATCCTGCTCCAGAGCGGACAGATTTTCAGCCTGCTTAGCCCTGGCTTCATTGGCCCATTTCAGATCCTGCGCTGCATTAATTTTCTGGCGCATCCACTCATAAAGTTCATCATCGGTATAGTCTGGCGCGATGATGACGGGTTCTCGTTTCTGCATACTGATTCCTCGCGGTGCTGCTTCGCTTATCAGCCGTTAGATTTTGCCGAGCTGGAAAGCGCCTGTTTAAACTCACTGAAGCTGAGAGCTTCTTCGCCTTCGGTAAGGCCTTCGAAGTATTCTTCGTAAGCCTTTTTCATGATTGTGTCGAAATCCATATCACTCACCTGAGTTTCTTTCCAGCCAGCGACGGGCACCATTTTCGGTTTTAAACGTTTTGCTTTTGGTATACGTCATCGCGGTGAATGTGCCGTCCTGGTTGGGAAACACGCCGTACACCAGAGATTCGTTGTTGCCAAGATCGATAGTATCCATGTTGACCTCATTTCCCCTTAACGCCGGGGTAGCGGAACAAAAACCTGCTGCATAGTTATTAAAGTTGAACCCTGCCGTCATGTTCTTACGCCTCGGGCTGGCTACTTAACCCCTGACCACTGCCTGGTAACTCGAAGTATTGCCCGGCGTTCTATGGGGCGGGGTGGGTTGGTATGCAATAAATCTAAAAGTATTTAGTTTTATAGTCAAGGGGAATCTAAATTAATTTAAAAAAAAGGTCGGCATAACCGACCTTAAGTTCAAGGACATAGCAGGGTTATAGGTTGAACTGCACACCTTTTGCTACGGCAACAATTTTACACTCTGGCGTAAGCAAGGATGATTGATAGCGCGGATTGAGAGGGCTTAAATACACAAGTTTTCCATCAATAACTAATTTTTTTATAGTCATAGACGGTTCATTTGTAAGTGGATCTGGAACTATTACAGCGACGATACTGCCATTTTTATAACTCTCTCCTGGTCTTAGGATCACAGTGGCACCAACCGGGATACTTGGTGACCCTGAGGGGTTATGCATAGTGTCATCAGGCATTGAAACGGCAAAATCACCTTCCACTACATCAAAGAATGTGGTGATCCTATCGACATTTCCCATTGTTTTCTCTCCTTCTAAGATTAGGAAAGAAATCGCGTCACCCCACGAAAAGTAGGGGATCTTGGTGCCTGGATTGCTCTGCACAAAAGATAGTTCAGGAGACGATACTCCATACAGGAGATAGGACTCAGTAGTTCCTAATGCCTGGGCTAACTTACTTAGAGCTTTGCTGCCGGGTTCGTTTAGATCTTTCTCCCAGTACCCTATAGTAACCCCAGTCACGCCTGAAAGCTTACCCAGTTCTACTTGGGTGAGTCCCTTATCTTTTCTGAGTTTCTTAAGCCTGATGCCAAGGCTTTCCATCATTTTCTCCCGCGAGTTGAATATAAATTATTTTAGATTGCATTGACCTAAAAAAAATTATCCTGTAATCTAAAAATACTTAGATTTTAGGAGAGTAAAATGCGAGTTGATGAACTTGTTCAGTTTTTTGGCTCTGTTCAGAGGGTCGCTGATTTTTATGGGATAACCCGCGAAGCTATTTACATGTGGCGTAAGCGCCCCGGTGAAATAGTTCCGAAAGGGAGAGCTGCGGAAGCTGCTGCATACTCCAAGGGAAAATTATCTTTGAACCCAGAGCTTTACAAAAAGAAGGATACCACCCGGGACAAAAGGAAGAGTGATTCATGAAAATCAAACATGAACATATCCGCATGGCGATGAATGCCTGGGCGCATCCGGACGGCGAAAAAGTACCGGCTGCGAAAATTACCAAAGCGTATTTCGAGCTGGGAATGACGTTCCCGGAACTGTATGACGACAGCCATCCGGAAGCCCTAGCTCGCAATACTCAGAAAATTTTCCGCTGGGTGGAGAAAGACACCCCTGATGCGGTTAAAAAAATTCAGGCGTTGTTACCAGCTATCGAAAAAGCAATGCCACCTCTGCTGGTGGCCCGAATGCGCAGTCATAGCTCAGCCTATTTTCGGGAACTAGTGGAGACGCGGGAACGACTGGTGAGAGACGCTGATGATTTTGTCGCAGTGGCGATCGCTGGTTTCAACCAGATGAATCGTGGTGGCCCTGCAGGAAATATTGTGGCTGTGCATTGACTCGCAATATTCATACCGGATCACTTCCGGCAATTTGTGAGTAAAAAGATTCGGTATCAAAAGAGGTGAGTATGGCTAACGCCTGGCTCAGATTATGGCATGACATGCCAAATGACCCTAAGTGGCGAACAATTGCCAGGGTGTCAGGGCAGCCAATTGCAACAGTGATGGCAGTGTATATCCACCTCCTGGTGAGCGCGTCACGAAATGTCACGCGAGGTCACATTGATGTCACGACAGAAGATTTGGCAAGTGCGCTCGACGTGACAGAAGAGGTAATTGATTCAATTTTGCAGACGATGCAGGGGCGGGTACTTGATGGTGATTTAATCACTGGATGGGAAAAACGCCAGGTGCTTAAAGAGGACAACGGCAATATTTCGCAAACCGCAAAATCTCCTGCAGAGCGCAAGAGGGCGCAGCGAGAGAGGGAAAGAAAGCGGGAACAAAATGGCGATTGTCACGGCGCGTCACGAAATGTCACGCACATGTCACGACGAGTCACGACAGATAAAGATACAGATAAAGATACAGATCAAGAAGATCAAAACACTATGGTCCATGGCGTAAAAAACGCCACGAACCAGGCAGGGGATGTTCAGACCGTCAATCCTGGTCAGCCAGCAGGCACGACACCGGAAGCCGATTCAGCGTATGCGCTGAAAGCCGATTCGGGCGCTGTGCAGCAGGTGATGACCGCAAGGCCGGAGCAATCACACCAACTGCAGCAGCCTGAAGCCGATTCCGCCATTCAGCGGGAAGCCGATCGGGTAGTCCCGGAAAGCACCGGGCAGTCTGTGGGACGAGTGGATTATCCGGATGTGTTCGAACAGGTCTGGCGGGAGTACCCGTTGCGTGCCGGAGCAAACCCGAAGAAATCCGCTTTCAGTGCCTGGAAGGCCAGATTACGCGAGGGGGTGCCACCAGAGGCCATGCTGGATGGCGTGAGGCGTTACGCAAGATACTTGGCGGCTACCGGGAAAACGGGAACGGAATTTGTTCAGCGAGCGACGACGTTTTTTGGACCGGACCGGAATTTTGAGAACCCCTGGTTGCTCCCGGTAAGCAGCACGAACAACCAGCGTTGTGTGAATCATATTTCTGAACCGGATAACGAAATTCCGCCGGGCTTCAGGGGGTAAGTGTTAATTTCTGGTCATGAGGTAATTTTCAGGAGGGCTTGTGGCAAAAGTTTTTACACAAGAAGAGCGGGAAAAAATTAAAGGGCAGGTTCTTGAACTCGTACGCCAGAGTGGACGCGAGACGTTACGACAACTGGAAGCTAAAACTGGGGCAACAAGATATCTGATGAGCGTTCTGGCCAGAGAGCTGGTTGCCAGTGGCGATGTATACAACTCTGGTTACGGGTTATTCCCGTCTGAACAGGCGCGTAAGGATTGGCAAAATACCCGTAAAAAGCTCTCAAGGGCAAAGCTGAAGAAACCATCTGCGGTTGATCCGGACCTTATCTGGTCATTACCAGACGGAGAAATACGCCGCTACGACAGGCGTCAGAACATAATCTGTCGCGAGTGCCGGAAGAGCGAAGCTATGCAGCGTGTGCTGGCGTTCTATCAGGGTAATTTTCAGGAGGTGATGGCGTGAGGGTGAGGATTTATATCGCTGGTCCGATGACCGGGTATAAAAATTTCAACCGTGAGGCGTTCCACGATGCGGAAGAGGAACTGAAACGGGAAGGGCATACAGTCTTAAACCCGGCAGTACTTCCGGACGGGCTGACACAGCCACACTACATGGATATTTGCATGGCAATGATTCGTTGTGTTGATGCGATTTACATGCTGAAAGGCTGGCAGCGGTCAGCAGGCGCTAAGGCAGAACTGGCGCTGGCGGAGAAGCTGGGGCATGCAGTTATTTTTCAGGAGGCAAACAGTGAGTAACCAATGGCGACCAGATATTTGCCCTATAACCGGACGTGCATTTTTCATGTGGATTGAGCATCCGACATTGGGAAATGTGCCGACGTATGGTGGCCCATTAGATAGCTACACCATCCCAACAAAGGACAGCGACGGTGAGTTTTCATGTGAGCGTTACGATCATGATTTCGGTGGCTGGGTAGAAAGCGAATGTCTTGGGTTATATCTGATTGATGATAAAGAACAATGCAGAGTCTACGAACTCGAGGAGCGCGTTAAAGAGCTGGAAGCGCGGGAAATAAAACCGGCCAAGGGCGAAGTTCTTGTCGTTGTATCTGGTTTTACTGGTTGCGGAAAAAGCGCCATTGCCGGGGAAATAGAAATCGCGATGAAGGCTATTGGTGTACCGGTTCAGTGGACTAATGGCGATGCAGAAAAGCGCATGACAGGAGCTGACTGGCTGACAGCAATTGAGATGTACAAACCAACTGTGCGCATTGTGGAAGTTAATGTGCCACGCGTCGCTGGCATTCGCATCAAAGGAGAGTGACGTGGAAATAAATCCAGAAGATGAGTTAAGCAATATCGTTTTATTTCCGGTAAAAGAGGATGACCCACGTAATCAGGTTAATTTTCTTTATGAGCCATCGGAAAGACCATACTGCCATCACGCTTCTGTCCGGGTTGACGAAAAAGAGCGTCAGGTCCGCTGTAAAATCTGCGGTGCAGTTGTGGAGCCGTTTGACTGGATGCTCTCTGTGGCGAAAAGAGAAACCAGACTGGCAGATGATGTAAGGCTATTGCGCCAGGAGGAACAGGAAAGGCGGAAAAATATAGAAAAGTTAATTCAGATTGAGCGTAACGCGAAAGCGCGGATACGCAGGGCGACAAAATCCAGAACTGAATAATTAAATTTAGCTCTGTTAAAAATTTAATCCTTAACCGGAGGGATTTCTGCACCTTCAGAACATCAGGAGGCCGCCCGAAAGGGCGGTAGTTAAATGCGAAAGTTTAAAATAATTATTGAAACGGGAATAGCCGGTGGAGATTTCGAGGATGAATTCGAAGTGGATGATGATGCGACGCCTGATGAAATACATGACGAAGCAAAAGATATTTTCTTTAACTACTGCAATTACTCATATCACGAAATAAAAGACGAAGAGGAAGAACAAAATGGCTGATTCTGGTTCAACTAAATATAACGCCAGTTTTGAAGAATGGCATGAACTGTTAATGGATTATGCAGAGTTACGCGGTGGAAGTGCCGCTGATGCTGAAGCATGGCGTGATGATTATGAAGCAGGGAAAACACCGGTCGAAGCATATTGTGATGAGTGGGGCGATGAATGAGCGAGATTAATTATCAGGAAGGGCATGAAAAGGCAGGGCAGGCAAAACCAGTGGCATGGCGATATCGCTACGTGAAAAAAGGCGTTACAGACTTTCAGGGGAAGCAGTGGGTTGGTGACTGGAAATATGTCCCGACAAAAGAGGATTGCAACGACAGGCCGAGCTATGAGATTCAGGCCTTATTCACTGTCCCGCCTGTGCCACTGACACCAGAAGGATTGATTAAAGCAGTGCGTTTCTATGAACAGGTAAAGCGTGAGAATCCGCCAGTCGAAACCGGAGCATGGAAAGACGCTGTTGACTGGGTGCTCAAAGAGGCTTGCCAGGCTGTAAACATTGGTACCAAAGGAGATTGATATGACCACTTTTACCGACAAAGAACTGATTAAAGAAATCAAAGAGCGCATAGGCAGCTTGGACGTTCGAGACAATATTGAGCGCCGTGCTTATGAAATTGCTCTGGCATCGCTGGAAGCAGAGGCAGTTATGTTCTGTATATCAGGACAAAATGTAGATTCAGAAGAACATGTATCAACCAGCAAAGCGGTTGTTGATGCCTGGGTTGAAGAATGGAATCAGGTTGACGGAAGTCCTGGCGAACCACTGTACAAAACTATGCCACTCTACTATCACGCTGCCTTGCCAGCGCCGGTAGTGCCGGAAGAAGCAACTCCGGAAAACGTAGAAATGCTCTCTGGCTATGTTTCCACGTACAAATTAACCGATAGCGAGCGCGATATTGCTGCCGAAATATGGAACGCCTGCCGCGCCGCTATGCTTCATGGGAAAGGAGAGTGATATGGCAACTTTAACAAAAAAAGAACGGGCATGGTTGAACGAATTACAGGACGTTCTTGATCGCTGCCCATCACCGAAAAAAATTGGTTTTTACACCATTGGCGATAAAAGCATG